AAGTGCTTTAAGATTAGCATCTTTCGGTGATCCAAATGAGGACACCGTTGCTAATGGTGGAAATCTTAAAAACGGAACGGATAAGGCATATTTCACACCGATTAAGGGTATTTGGGCTCAAGTTATTACCGACCAAGGTTTGCCAACTCCGTTAACTTATCGTTATACAATTACAGAAAATTCAGCAATATCAAAAGCGGCTCAATTACAATTGGCAGCAGATACAGGTTTGAACGTTCTTAGAAACCTATATAACAATATAGATTCCAGAGCCTTTAAAATGATGAATTTAGCATTCCAAATGACTAGATCATTATTTAACAACTGGCAGGATTTTATGGAAGACAAATCTTTGGTTTTCATGTTGGATCGTACCGAGCAAGGTTCTACAAAATGGATGTATAGAGGCATACCGATAATCGTTCGTGAGGACTGGGATGATATTATTCGTACTTATTTCGATAATGGTACAACATATTACTTGCCTCACAGAGCTTGGTTAACTTCAATCAACAATATTCCTATCGGAACATTGGACTCTGCATCTTTGAGCGAATTAAAAAGTCATTTTGATTTAACGACCGAAAAGCATTACATCAAATTTGCTTACAATATTGATGCAAAGATTCTTTTGGAATACGCTTTTGCTTCGGCTTATTAAACGTTATTTAAAAGGGGTGTAAAAGCCCCTATTTACTCACATTTTATTTTAAAAAAACATGAAATTTTTATTATCAATATTAATAATTTTGGCGATGTTCGTTAATTCGATTTCCGCTCAAGACAAAACAATCACAGCGGATCAAGTATACACTGTCAAAGGTGGTGCAGCTGATACAATTAGTGGAGCAAGTGGAACGAATACATATACAATTTATATCAATAATTTTTGTGATGTATTTAAAATTGGTGTAAAGCAAACAAAAATTTCAGGAACCAGAACTGAGGGTCATTATACAATTTCAGGATCTTTGGATAATTCGAATTATACTACTTTAGAAACATTAAATTTGCATGGATCTGCGACTGTTACACGTTATGTTGAATCTAGCAAATTAACTCCTTTTTATCCTTATATTAAGGTAGTTGCAACTGGAGGTGATTCAACAGGTAACCACAAAATACAGTACTATATTTTAGTAAAAAAGAATTAAAAATGGCTTGTACTGATGGTATAGTAAAAGCGGTAACTTCAGATTGCACCACTTCCCGTGGTGGCGGTCTGGAAGTTGAATGCTATGCGTTCAACCGCTTAGACGTTACTCTAACATTTGATAATACCACGAAAAACAAAATTACTGGTATTGCAAATGTAGGGGGCGCAACGGGATATAAAATAAAGGGAGTCAAAAAGTTGTTTAACTCTGGTCAGGATATTGTTTTAACGGATGATAGACCAGACAAATGGGCGCATTACTTTGCTATGCAACAATTTGAAGTGACATCGACAAACGTTGCAAATGTGGATGCAATGGACGATGTAATAATCGTTGTAAATCGTAAAGATAAAACAGCAACAGGTGAGGGTGTTTTCGTTGTTTTAGGTGCTAAAAATGGCTTGTTCAATGCTTCCGATACATTAAGGGAAAATGATTCAAACGGTGCAAGGAAATTAGAATTTAAGTCAATGCCTGGACAGGAAGAACCATATTCTGAATATACGTTACTTGTAATGGATTATACAACCACATTATCAACATTGGAGGGCTTACTATAATGGCTTGCACAGATGGAATTACAGCCGCAATTACTAGTGATTGCACTACTTCACGAGGTGGAGGGCTGGAGGTTGAGGCTTGGGCATTCAATCGAACGGATATAGATATTACTTATTCAGGATCGACAAACCTAATAACCGATATTTCAAAACCTGCTGGCGTCACTGCAGCTGTAGGTTTTAAACTAAAGGGTGTTAGGAGATTGTTTAATGCTGGCAATGATGTTGTTATATCAGAAGATCGACCAAAAAAATGGTCACACTTCTTTTCAATGCAACAATTTGAAGTATTGGCAGCGGATACGGCTAATGTAGACGGTTTTAATGATTTAGTTATTGTTGTTGAGCGCAAAGACAAAACTACTTCTGGGAATGGTGTGTTAGTTGTTTTAGGAGCAAAAAACGGTTTATATAAATCTGCTGATACTCAAAGAGAAAACGACAAGAACGGAGCGCGCTCTATTGAATTAAAATCTTTATCTGGTCAGGAAGAAATGTTTTCGCAGTACATTTATTTAGATCCCGGAGGGTTACAAGACTCAAAGGATAATTTAGAATCTCTATTGGTTGTAACTCCATAACGTTTTATGGCTAAAAAGCAAAGAGACATACGCCAAATAATTGAATCAATTAAACAAGCTAAGTTTGAGGAAGTAATTAACTCAGACTTAGCTGTTAATTTGCTTTATGCATGGTCTCAATTATTTAACTATGGTCAACAACCAAGTTGGTGTGCCAAATGTATGCGAAGGTATTATACAGAATTAATAAATAACGGATTAGATATGGTTTCAAAATTTGAAGAATCCCAGAATAGAACTTGTGTACCAAAATGGCTCGGTGATAAGTATATACATAGAGCAGGACGGCATTATAATAATTTTTATCTTACCGACAAAGAGGCTATAGAGTTATTAAACAAAGGTTTAATAAGTGAAGATCAATTTGAAAAATTACCTGATGGGTATGTTTCAAAACAAATTGTAATCGAGCAACCAAAAGAGTTAATTTTGGAAGTTGAAGAAAAAAAATTTAATTTAGCAAAATCAAAAAAAGCTAAAAAATAATGAGACTTTTAAACCAAGAAACCGACAAACGGATAATAACCAGACTTGACAAAACCATAACGGTTGATAATGTCAGGGGTATTATAAAATTTGGCGAAAATAATGACTACCCAAATATTATTGAAAATATTGTAAGTAGTTCGATTACAGCCAAAAGTATATCAAAGGTTTATGCTAGGTTTCTTTTTGGTCAAGGTTTTGAAAATGAAGAAATTAATAATATAGTAGTAGGTCAGGATTCTAAATATAAAGATATTACGTTAAAACGTTTATTATCTAGTGTTTCAAAATCAATTGCATTAAATAATGGTTCATATTTACATTTAAATTTCAATCGAGATAGGGAAATTGTTAGTGCAAATGTAGTGCCTTTCAAATATATACGGTTTCAAAAGCAAGATGACAAAGGGTACAACGCTAAATTACTGAGTCATCAAAATTGGGCAAAAGACCCAGATGTTAAGAATAATAAAGATCAATCATTTAATAAAACCGATATAAAGGTTTATGATTCTTATAATGTTAATCCAATAGTTTTTAATAAATTAGTTGGTGAAAACATAGTAACATATAAGGGTCAAATTTACTGTTTATTTCTTGACGATTTATATATTTATCCGTTATCTCCGTTTGATGCAACTTACTTAGATGCAGATACAGAGTCACAAATAAGTATTTTTAAGAACAGACAAATAAGGAACGGTTTATTTGATAAAACGGTGTTTCGTGTTCAATCACCTGCTGATGATGATGAAAGAGCTAAATTGAGTTATAAAATAACTAGTTTTTTGGGACCAGACTCAGATAACGTTTTGTTGCTTGAGGATGAAATTGACACTCAAACGGGCGAAATAAAAAAGAATGGTGCTTTTGCCATTGATTCTATACCAACTAATATAAACGATACACTTTTTGAAAAATGGGAAAGATCACTTCAAAATAATATTCGCAAATCGGTTGGTGCTGTTCCTGAAATATTGATTGATTATGAAGCGGGTAAATTAGGGACTACAAGTGGGGAATCTTTTAAAACGGCTGTAGACTTCTACAATGCAATGACAATAGACGATAGAAGTGAAATTGAGGCTGCATTCAAAGAAATATTTAGTAATTTCGCAAATCCTATTTTAAAAAACAATGCTAATTGGAAAATAAAACCCGTTAGTTTAGAGTTTACGCAAACACAAGTAATTCAATAATATATGGCAATTACACCGTTAATAAATTGGAGTCAACAAACCGCAATAAAAAAGATTTCTGCAAATAATCAAAGTAAATTTGCTCAAATCGAATCGGAAACTGAAAACACCGAATTGCGTGATTTGCTTGGCGTTGCATTGCTTCAAGACTTACAGGAAAATGGTGCCACGGCTGCCAATATTGATTTAATTGAGGGCACAGATTTTGTAAATTGTGAGGGGCAAACTATTAAACATAAGGGTGTTAGATTTGTTTTGGCTTATATGATTTATAGCCGTTATTTAGGCGAATCATTTGTTAATGATACATTTAGCGGGTTTGTTCAAAAAAATAGAACTGATTCGGAACAATTAAGCGAGGGCAGCATAAGACGTTTACAAGAAAATAATAGAGTTATTGCCATGAGTGAATGGCAATTGATTAAAGAGTTTTTAGATTTAAATAATACTACTTACCCGCTCTGGAATTGTACGACTTCAAAAAAACCGTATACACCTAGATTTATAGGGGTTCGCAAAACATTAACAAGGGGCACAAATAACATTGACATTAACTTTATTCAATTATAACGTATTATGCCTTTAGAATTATTTAACCAAACGGCTCAAACTTCAATTGCTTCACGATCTGTAAAAAGGTTGGCATATGCACAACCATCACAGGCGGGAGCGGAAAATATTACTATTGAGAATTTTTGCAAAAATGAAATAGGGTTAACAGGCGTAACTGGTAATGTACCAATATTAGATAATTCAGTCAATAAATTGGCTTTTAATCCGTTATTTACTTATAACAATGCTAGTAATTTATTAGGGGTTGGTATTGCCGCACCAGCTTCAAAAATCCATGTAGACGCAGGCACGGCAACGGCTTCATATTTACAGTTCACAGCCAACGCAACAACAGGGCAAGCGGTAACGGATGGCAGTTTGTTTGGTATTGATTCGAGTGGTAATGCAATTTGGAATAATCAGGAAAACACAAGTTCATTAATTAAAGTCAATGCAATTAATAAAATAAAAGTAGAAACTAATAAAATAACGTTATACGATAATGCAGGGGTAGCTACATCCGTTATTCGGCTAGGTGATAGTACATTATTAAACTTGGCTTGGGGTGATACTAATACGTTAAGTGCTATAACCTCAGGTGGTTTTAATACAGGATTTGGGCAGGATATAATGGGGGCACTTACAACAGGGCAACAAAATACAGCGATAGGATACAGAGCGTTAAAAGATAATATTTCAGGGAGTTTTAACACTTCAATCGGTGTTATATCTTTATTTCAAAGTTTTGGCAACAATAATGTTGCGGTAGGATATAATGCTTTGGCGTATACTAATAACGGGGCTAATAACGTAGGGATTGGAAAAGGTGCCGGGTATAATACTAGTTTATCAACAAAATCCCAAAACGTTTATGTAGGTGCTGAGTGTGGGCGAAATGGTGGGAATAATAATGTAATGGTTGGTTATGGATCAGGGTTTACAGGTGCCGGAGCGGAAAATATTTTTTTAGGATATTATTCCGGATTTTACGAAACTGGGACAAAGAAAATAATAATAGATTCAATACAACGAACAAATGAAGCTGTTCAAAGAACGGATGCACCAATTTATGGAGAATTAAACGGCAATCCGTTATTACAATTAGTTAGACTAAATGCACAAGTCCAAATAAAAGGCGGCCTATATTTTATCAATTCTTTAACGGATTATGCAGACGATACAGCGGCAGGCGTGGGTGGTTTAACTACAGGTTATTTGTATAGAACAGCTGGGGCTGTTATGATTAAATTATAAAAATAAAAAATACATGGAAGAGCAAATAATTAAAATCGAATTGAAATTATCTGAATTAAATTTAGCTTTACAAGGACTTGGAGAATTACCAGCTAAAGTTAGTTTTAATATTATTGCAAAAATTCAGCAACAAGCTAATGAACAATTAAAAAACTCTGAAAATGGCACAAATTAAAATTGGTTTTGTAAAAGATTTTGAAGTCCCCGGCACGGGTCTTGTAATTGAAAATTGCTTTTGGGCATTAGCAGAAACAGTAAGAGAATTTAACGCCGAAGCGGTAACAGACTTAGAATCACCAAAGTATATAAAACAAGTGCTTTTGGCTTATAAAGATTTGGCAAGTTTCACCTCAACCGATCCAAATGTAAATAAACCTTTACGAATCAATGGAGGTCGTATTTCTGTAAAAGTGGAGTATACTGTAAATGAGTTAAATGAAAGTGGTATGCAGGATAAGTTAATTCAAAGAATACAAGCTAATAACGAATATTTTGCAGATGCTCAAGTAATT